CAAGCTGATTTTAGAAGTTTTTACATAGCATTATTTCGCATTTTAACGCGTTCTAACGCACTTTGCTGCTGTTTTTTAGCTGCTGTTTAACATAATAATCTGAAAGGAAAAATAGTATTGATTATCAACTACTTATAATAAATAATTAGTATTATAATTTTATTTATGTTAAATAGACTTTTTAGCTGAAATAAAGTTATTAACAACAAATTTGCTATTTGAATATGAATAACGGACGTTCAACAGCTTTATACTTGCTAGTCAGCACATCAATTTCTTCAATCAATTCTTCTTTAGTTAAATCAGATAAACACCAGACTGTAAGAGCTTTCTCAAACGCTTTTACTGCTGCTGAATGTGAAACATTGTTATTATTAACAAACTCTTTTAAATCGTCTTTATTCGTTATTTTAACTCTCATTTTGAAGTGATTCAAGTTGTTCTGGACTGATTCCGTTTCCTAAATCTAAAATAATTGGACGTATCTCATTATCCGTAGATATTTCAATTGTTGATGCTATTGGAACTACAAATCTTGCAAGTTTTAATAAACACTCAATGCGTTGTAATGGAGTTAATGAATCAATATCCTCTTGTATGCGTTCTAAATTATTGTTTAACAGTTCTTCAAAATAGCCTTTAACTTTTATATCAACTTTGTTTTGAACTCCTTTGCGTGAACTTTTCTTTCCGTATTCTCTCGCTTGTTCTGATGTTAATGGCATATGTTAGATTTATATTAGTTAAACGAAAAAACAAGCTCCTAGACGTCTCCAAGAGCTTGTATATTTACTATGTCACTTGGGTGAAGTCTGAGAATATTCCACAGTCTAAACGTGTCATTGCCAATCCTTGTTGACTTTCTACACGAATAGTAACGTTGTTTTTACGAACGTTGTCGGAATCCTCTAAATAAAAGTTCACGGACATTCCTTCAGTAATAACTTTGTTGAAGTAACTCCAGTCAGCAACAATATACTTGTCAACTGGCATCCAAGTCGCTACAACAATATTCACTCCATTGAGCTGTAAGAATCCATTAGGACTTTGTACAACTGCACCAGGCAATGAATAAGCTCCTTCAGTAGAACTAGTCAGCAAAATTTGAGCGTAATCACTTGGATTTACAACAATAAAATTAGGTGAGTAATTCAAGTTCATAAGTGTTGCAATTTCATTAATCAAACGTTCAACGTGATTTCCAGCTACTAATGTTCCAGCAGTTAGATTAGTTGATAGTTCTGTGAAATAAGCAGCGTTCTCACTTTTCCAGTAATCTCTGCGAAGTGCGTTAGGAAGATATCCTTCAACATAAGGCAAGTTGTTCAGCATCTTCTTGCTTACAACAACAAATCCAGCGAGATAATTAGTGTTCAAATCAATCATTTCTAAATCATAATCAATCTGAGATTTCAATGTATCTTCTGATGATTGAATAGAAATACTTCCTTCACTTCCAGTTTCTCTTGGATATGTGAATATTCCAGTATCAATGTTAATCACTTGTATTAAATCAGCAACATTTACTGGCTGATTAGGCGTCATTGCAACACTATTAGAATAGAATCTATTAGCATCACCAGTTAGGTTAGTTCCTAACGTCATGTTTCCAACTACTTTTAATTCTAGTGGAAACATTCCTGCTTTTTTAACTTCTTCATAGTTGTCAACTAAAGCAGCTTTTAACTCATCTTTTGGAGCTACTTGAACTCCGTTAGACGTTATTTTATTATAGATGTTATCCTCTAATTTATGGAGAGCATCTTTTAATTCTGTATTCATTTGAAATAGAATTTTAATATTTAGTACTATGCTATTTCGTATCGGCGCCTGAATATTTGCAACTATTCTAACGTGAAGTACACATTTTGCGTTTCATAGTACAAGTTGTTATGAGTCCTTACCGGCTCCAAGTGTTTGCACGAGTTGAAGTGGCGCAGAGTATAACCAATAGTAAATATACAAAATAGTGACAAAAAAAGTATGATTTGAGTTAATAAAGTATTACTTTAGTAGTACTAATTGAGTTGGCAGTGCTGTTTTCTGCTTCTTTTAGTTCCATATAATAAGCGTTAGGAAGTTGTTAGCCTAACGCTTTTTTTTATGTTTTAGTTGTGCCAACTTGGCGTAACTTTCTGCTCTTTTTTCGGCTGTTTTTTGCTCTTTCAAAATTCGCATTTTGCGAAATTTGTCATACTCTAAAATGGCTTTCAAAAGTATCAAGTTGTTACTTTTCAACAAAATTGTTATAAAGTCTATTTTTTAGGCTTCCAATTCAAACCAATAACTTCTTTTTCTCTAGCTTCAATAATTGTGCGCTGAATAGTATTTTTTAGCTGTTTATCAATCGTATCAATTAATTTCTGATGCATCTCTAAAATCTTATCGGATTGCTTTTTTTGATATTCAAATTGATTTTTATAATGCTCAAGCTGTTCTGTTTTGGATGCTAACTGAATATTAAATATTTCTTCTTGATGTGCAATTAGAGTGCGCTGTTCATTCCATTCCTTTAAACGTTGCTCAAACAGTGAATAGCTTTCTTCTGTGAACACTTCTAAACGTTCATTATCTTCTAGTTCATATTGTTTTAATTCGTGCTTTAAACGTGCAATTTCTTTTTCAAGTTCTGCATTGGCTATTCTTTTTTGAAGTAGTGTATTGGCTTGTATATCCTTTCTCCAGGATTGGATGTTTTCTTCAGTGATTTGATATTTATTACTTTTTTTCCAAATCTTATCTTTTAAACATCTTTTATGTACAGCACGTTCTGAAAGTCCTAACATTTCAGCAGCTTGTGGAACAGAATAATACTTCATAATTACAAATGTATCGTACTAGTGCGAAATATAAAACGAACCAGTGCGCGAACCAGTGCGAAACATTAAATAAGTTGTTACGTAACAACCGTTGTATTATTGCCTTCGTACCTGTTTCGTACTAGTGCGTAAAAAAGTGCGAAATATTTTAGTGTTATAATAATTGTTATGTTAAATAAATTAAAGTTATACGCTGTAAGTGCTGCTATCATTGATGTTAGCGTGTTTCGTACCAGTGCGCGAACCAGTGCGAACGATTTATGCTATAAATTGTGTTTATTATTGCATTAGAACGCGTTAAAATGCGTTTTAAACGTAGTACTTTTAGCGTTGTTTTTACTATATAAGCTGCTTATTTTACTGATGTGAGTAGTGTCTAGTACTAGGATTGAATAAAAGTTGATTAGAACGCATAAAAAAAGCTGCACAATGTAGGAACGTGCAGCTTAAGTGTTTTGCAAACAAGACAAACAATGATAAATTATTCTCTGTTTTTTGTTATGTCAAATATACAAAAAGTACGGCTAACTTGACAATCTTAATTCACGCATTTTAAACTTCATTAATTCAACACCAGACATATTATTCAATCTTTCTTCGTGTAATAGCTCTTGTATGAATGGCTCAAATTCTTCTGAACGTTTGAAGTAATCATCGAAGTATTTATGCTTTTTATCAAATTCTTTATGACGTTTCTCTGTGTTGAGCATATAGCACAATCCTCGTTTATGAATTGATTCATCAAACAGTTTAATTTTAGATGTGTGTGTGTTATTATTATATATATACACGCACTCACGTTCAGACGTTGCTATCATTGACTTTTCCGGTATTAAATTCTTACAACTTTTCATTTCTTGTAAGTTTTTAATACCGTTATTTGATGATATATGCAGCCAGTTATTGACGTTTAAAAACTCAAAATCACGTAAATCTAATTCAGTTTTATTATTAAAAATAAGTAATGAATCGTGTCTTCTAACTTTTCCATCACATAAGAAGTCAATGTCATTTAGTTTATCAATAAGTAATCGTTCTTTATGTGAGATATGATTGAATAGATCTCCACGATATTTAGCATCAAAAAAGTTATCAATCAAATATTTTATTACACGCTCATCAAAATTGTATTTTCTAAAATTGATAATTGCATTGTTGCGCTGAACTTTCTTTAATGTTTTTTTTGAACTATCGTATTTAAAACTATTTAGCAAAATATTGATAGCACGTTTATTGCGTTTATTCTTGCCATAGAAATCATCAGGCAGTTCTAATCCACATAAAGCATAAATTAATCTCGGAAAACACGTTGTAACATCAATCTCAGTAACATCAATATCAAACACATCTGCAATTTTATAAATACATCTTATTGAAGTTTCAACAGTAATATTATAATCACGATGTGCAATTATCTTTTTCGGAAACTTTATAATGTCATTTGAAAAGTAACTAATCAAACTGGATGTAATATGAATTGCATTTTCTCTGAATATTTTAATCTTTTCTCTGCGAACTTTCTCACTTTCGTTTTTATCTTTTCTATCGTTGTAAGTCTTAACAACTGAACGAATCAATTTGTGATATTTATTCTTGTCAGAAAACAGTTCTAAAGCTATTTTTTGTCTATCAGTAAGCACATAACTATTATTGTAATTCTTACGTCTTAAAAAGCGTTCAAAATGCTTTAAATAGAATAATCTAATATCGTTTTCTGTTGGATTTAACTTGCCATTGTATTTTATTGGCTTGAATGTGTAATCACTTCCAAATAGATTATTTTTTTCAATAAAAACTGTATTCGCTTTTAGATTTTTAACTTTTGAATCTCTTTTAATTTTAACTGTAATACGATTGCATACAGAATCCATATGTATTAAATTAATGTTACGTAATTCAAGAAACTTTTGAAACTCAACACTTCTAATTCCGTTATCATATAACAAACGTTCTTTATATAAATTGATAGCAGTTTCATTTCTAAATATTTCAAATTCGCCATTATCTAATTCATTAAATATCACATAATCTTTATAGATATTAGGCTTTTTGAATACTGTTCCAGCTTGTTTTTTCTCTATTGATAAATCAGTTCGTTCAATGAAATTATCAATCTCAACATCAATAACTTTAAAAGGATTTTTGCGTGTTTTATTTAAATTCTGACGTGAATATTCAATGTATTTAGGCTTATTTCTCGTTCTGTTGATTGCTTGATATAGATTAGAAATATAAAACGTTTCGTGCTGCTTACTTCTATCTTCAAAAAAGTACACTTTTGTATTTTCTGTGTCAATATCCCAGCCTTCAAATCCACGCGAAGTGATGATAGTTAAATTACATTTCTCATCAATGATTTTTGTTTTCTCACATAGAGTTGCCATAAATGTACTGCCACATTTAAAACGTGCTTTCAATTCATTTTTTCGCTCATTTCTTAATTTATACGCTTTATTTGAATCATTAGTAAATACAACTACATTCTCATCGTTTTTTAAGTCGATTTTAATACGTTTTAACGTGCTTTCAGCATCAAAACAAGTGAACATATCAGTCTGTTCAACAGTATCGCTTAAAATCGTTATATCAATTTTACTAAAATAGTTAGGAGTTGCTGTAACTGTAACAATTGAAGTGTATTTATCATCACAAATTCGCTCAACATTATGAATGAATCTAACTAATTTATCTCTGTATTCGCTCTGCTGCTCTATTGAATGAAACTCATCAATTAGAACTTTATCAATCTTATGTGAAATCGCTTTTAACTTTTCTTCACGTAATAGAAATGAATCAGCTACAAAAAACAACACATCTGCATTATCAAAATTAGTAGGATTCTGTTTGCAGTTCTGTGAGTTACGTCCATAAAAGAATTTAATTCTTGGATGATTGTTGTATTTCTTTTCTTTTTCTTCCAGTACGCCAACATTAGGCGCAATAATGATATTTATTTTGTCATCTGCTGGAGTGAGTTCTACGAATGAAGTTGTAAATCCGTTTCCACAAATTAATTTATCTACGTGAGTAGTTTGATTTTTAATAAAACATTGCTGAATAAGTTCAGACTGTAAATGTCTGCTGGAGTTTTGTAGTATTTTCATTGTTGTTAAAGTTTGCACACCTTCCTACGAGTGTTTATTGTAAATTTAACATATTGTGCAATGCATTAAAAGTACTTATGAGTGTTACTTATTAACAGAAATCAGAGTTTATTGAATTTCGCATTTTAACGCGTTCTAACAGACTTTTACTGAAATGTAATGATGTAGTACGAACAATATGTGTTTTACAAGCTGATTTTAGAAGTTTTTACATAGCATTATTTCGCATTTTAACGCGTTCTAACGCACTTTGCTGCTGTTTTTT